TAATCAAGCTAGATATTACCAAGGACTTGACGATAGAGAAGCTGGAAGCTATTCCCGGCATCGGCCCCAAGACAGCACGCTTCATTTGTCTCTATACGGATGAGAACTTTAACGGAGTGCCGTTGGACACACATATCTTGAAGTACCTTGCGAAGCATTTTCCGGGCGCAAAGGTTCCAAAGAGTACGCCAACGGGCCGGAAGTACAGAGAGCTAGAACTACTGTTCCAAGAGTCCGCAAAGGCTCAGAACAAAACAGTACGACAACTTGACACGGAGGTTTGGCAAAGCTATGCGAAAGGATGACAATGACATATATTGAAAACTTCGAAGATAATGAAGATGTTATAGAAAGGTATGCAGCACCGTCTACAGCATTAGATGGTGCAACAGTACACTTAGCTTGGTATGGTTATGGTGATTACTGCGGATCATCTTTAGTCGTATTTGAAAAAGATGGTAAGCTATATGAAGTAAATGGTTCCCACTGCTCATGTGGGGGCCTTGAAGATCAATGGGAGCCGGAAGAGACTTCGTGGGAAGCATTAAGTTCAAGAAGTTGGTGGTCTGGTTGCAATGGGTCGGATGAAGCGGAATCTATACTAAAACAACTAGCAGAAACACATATGACAAAGCAGTAGAACGGGGGTAAATGTCAAGTATTCCAGCACAATTTCAGGGCAGCAACGCCCTACAGCTTATTATTCAACAGGGATGGCAGTGGAAGCAAACCGATTCTGTTAGAATTGTTTTAGGGAAGTGTCCCTTCTGTGAAAAACCAGAGCACTGTTACGTGGAGATTCACGGTGAGGCAGATGAGTTAAAGACCCGCGACGGGCTTTATTTATGCCAACGCTGCGGTAAGAGCGGAAATCTATACGCACTCAAGCAGCACCTTGGTCTAATCATACCGGGTGTTAGTTCACAAAAAGAATGGGGGAATAGTGAGAAAAAGATTGATCCACTACCTGATACTGACGCTTGTCATAGTGCTCTTTTGGCAGATACCGACGCCTTGGACTATCTTTGCAATGTACGTGGCTTCTCTCTTGATATTGTCAAGCAACAGAAACTCGGGCTTACCAAGCACTACTTCAAAAGCACAGGAGAAGTCCGAGCGTTAATTTATCCCTATCTGGTAAATGGCAATACCGTATGGGCGCACTTCCGCACACTGCCCGATCCCAACGATCTGAAGAAAGTTCCAAAGGATTTTGCTAGTCCGAAAGGATGGGATTCAACACTCTACAACATGGACGTTCTTAAGGACGGTCTGAAGGACGTTGTGCTTGTGGAAGGCGAAGCCAACTGCATAGCCGCAATGGATCACGGCATCGAGAATATCTGCGGAGTACCGGGCGCTAATATCAAGAAAGCTGAGTGGGTAGAGAAGCTAGACTCACTCGGATTGGAGAAGATTTATGTGGCATATGACTCGGACAAGGTGGGTCAAAAAGCGGCTCAAGTTCTTGCGTCGCGCATCGGCATTGAGCGCTGTTTCAAAATTATCTTACCAGATTTCATGGTCACTACAGAAGATGGAACACTTAGAAAAGGAAAAGACCTCAACGAGTGGTTTGTTGTTGGAGGCGGAACAAAAGAGCTTTTTGAAAAACTTAAGGAAAGCGCGTCGTTATTTGACGTTGATGGCGTATCATCCGCAACAGATGCAATAGATGAGTTTACAGAGGAACTAGATGATAAGGGAGCGGGTCAAGCATATGTATGGCCGCTAGTCTCAAATCTAATCCAGTTTGACGCAGGAGACATTATCGACATCTTGGCCGAGGAGAAGGTTGGTAAAACGACCTTTGGCATGAATCTAGTAGAGTACATGGTTGATACATACGGTGATGATGGTATTATCATTTGTGCTGAGATGACTAGAGCTAAGCTAGCACGCAAATGGATTAGTCACAAAGCTCAAATAGCTGACAACCTTCCCAAGACAGCAGAAGAGGCCGAGCAGCTTACACAGCTATTCAAGGCAGCGATCCCAGACGTTAAGGCGCTGGCCGCTAATAGACCGGGCACTCTGTACCTGTGCTATCCGAAATTTAACACCATGGACGATATCTACAAGTTAATAGTTGACGTAGTAAGGAGATACGGTGTAAAATGGATCATGTTAGACAATCTCCAACGATTCTGCGATCTGACTAAGGGCAACAAAAACAGAACGGAATGGTTGTCTGAAATTAGCAAGCGTACTTCGCAAATTAACAAGGATCATAATACGATTATGGTTCGTATCTTGCAACCGAACCGCGTGGGGGAAAACAATCTAACCGTTGTGTCTAACGTAGACGGTGCCTCACAGATTGCAAAGGACAGCGACGGTATGTTGATTCTCAATCGACTGCGTATCGGAGGCATCGACAAGAATACGTTACAGTCGGGAGGGTTCGCAGAAAGCAACGTAACCTTTGCACCAGAGACGTTAGTCACTTGTGCGATATCTCGTTACAGTGCTGGTGGTGAGACGCAAGTATGGTGCGACGGCGCTACAAGTACCTTTAGCAAGCTCAACGAAGGTAAGGTTAAAGCGATGATTGCATCTAATGGGAACGGCGTTCTGAAGGGAGCATCCGAGTCCGACAAGCCGTTAGATGCATTAAAAGATGCGATAGCCGGAACCGAAGACGGAGAGATTGTAATATGAAAAAGCTCACAAAGTATGATATTACTCACATCATTCGCCGTTACGAGCCTAAGACAATGAAGGAATTTGCAGACTTTGGGTTGAGAATTCGATATGTAGGGGAGGGGTGTTCGAGAGAGGTTTGGCAAATAATCGGCTATGGTCTAGTTGTCAAAATTCCCAAAGACGGTCCTAGCGCGAAGAGGCACGCAGAGCAGGAACACAAAGCATGGTTAAGAATAAAGCGATCCAAGAAGAAATATAAGGCATTGCGACCATACCTTCCTAATATCTACTGCTGCACTAAAAACGGCATTATCTTAATGGAAAAGTATCGGCAATGCTATGAAACCACAACAACTCACAATATAGTAGGAGCGTTAGTAAAAGACCTGTTTCCTACCGATGACGGGGATATATACTCTGAAAATATGGGCAAAGATAAAAAAGGCCGTTTGGTGATTTTAGATTTTGGATGCTTTTTTCCGTGGTGACTATGACAACTAGAGAACGTGCAAAAGACTTAAGGCTACGAAGGGAGTACCATATAACATTAGCTGAGTATAATGTCGTTCTGGCATTTCAAAACGGTAAATGTTATATATGCGGCTTTAAACCTACATCGAAGCAAAACGGCTTGGCGGTGGATCATGAACATGAAGGCAAGTGTCGCGTGCGCGGTCTATTGTGCTGGACATGTAACAAACTTATTGCCATGCTGAGAGATGACCCTCAACGTGCAACTAATGCTGCAAACTATTTGAATTTTCATCCGTTTTGGGTTGTATTTGGCAGAGAGTTTGTAACTGCCGGTGGACGGGTGGGCACCAAGGCAAGAAAGAAAAAACTAGCTGCATTTAACTTAGCAGCAGGGAAAGGGGATGAAGCAAAAACAAAAAAGGGACGTAAAAGCAGAAAGAGCAGCAAGGTATAAAGCGGCGTTTGACGAGGTTATTGGTGACCCGTTTGGTCATCCAGAACCAATTGACGGATGCTACATGACACTACGAAGCGGTAGTCCAGTCAAAATTGGTGGAACCGATGTAACGCCTACATCGTCTAGTCCAGTAAACGAAGGTAAACCCAACGCGGTTGACTTCTTCTGTGACGTAGAGGCTGCAATAAAAGATGGACTAGATGTATGGGAGTGGAGAGAAGACCTTACACAAAAGGTATTCGTTTTTCAAACCACTTACTTTACTGAAGACCCGGCATACTACCAGTTTACACAAAAGGAAAGAGCCGAGTTAGAGCAGCACATAGGCCGCATTTTGGTAGCACGTAAAATAAGCCCTGTGCCGAGATACTTTACCATTATTAAATGAAAGGGAAGCAATGAAGCAAAGTAAAAATGATAGTGTAATTGAAGAACTCACATCCACTACTAATCCCGTAGAAAGGGATCAACTATTGCAGAAATTTGGGTTGATAGAGCCTAAGCTGACGCCACAAGAACAAGCAGATATTATGCTAGAATCGGGCGGCTACAACGTCAATGGAGGGTATGCATTCGTATGAGCGATCAATACTATGACGTAGTAGACTCTGAAGGAAAAGTAGTTGAAACGGCTGATGAGCAACGCGCTGAAGCAATTGAGCACAATGTAAAGCCAGCGCCGGTTGTGCATACACGTGAACAACTAATGGCGATGGTCAGACGTTGGAACAAGGAGAACGTCACGGTCAAGCTTCCACGAGTATTAGGAGAAGCCGGGTGCGGGCACCGCTTGGACCTTAGCCGTCAACCGAGGCATAGAAACTGCGAAAGCTGTTTTTTCGCTTGGTTTCAGAATCACGGTGAAATTGTGCAGCAGTGCGATGAAATGTTTACAAACGGTAACGTAGCTATGATTGTGGAGTTGCAAGGTGTGAAGTTTCTTCATAGATGGAGACAGTTCATGAGCACTATGGCGGTATGGCAGGAGACGCAACAGGAGAAAAATGAGCAAACTATCAAGTCTAGCGGAAGCGTTGGGACCGGAGGAGACGAAAAAGGACTCGAAATCCCCGACGCAACCGAGTACGAAGAAGGATAAATTTGACGTACTAGCGGAACTCAACAAGAAGTTAAATAAGCAGTTCGATTCCAAAGTTACGCTAGTGCGTTTAGGTGATAAAGTCGGAGTAAGGGTACCGAGC